GATGAATGTTTAAAAATTTTACACGAAGGCATGGGCGATATTAACCCTATTAAGCATTACTGTTTAGGCAATCACGAAATGCGGCTATACCGATATGAAAACGAACACAAAGAAGTAGTCGGAGCTTTCTCCCAGCAATATGAAACTCTATGGAGAAAAAGAGGTTGGGGTATTTCAGAATATGGAGATTTCTATTTCTGTAAGGGGGTGGCATTTACCCACTGTCCAAAAAATGAAATGGGTAGAGAGATTGGGGGAAAGATGGCAGAGGCAAGTCAAATAGCAAATGGTGCAACACATGACATAGTATTTGGTCATTCACATAGAGAAAGATCTTGGAGAGCCAGTAAACTAGGCAAAGGTAATTATGTTAAGATTGTGAATGTTGGTACTTGTATGAACTACGGACATTTAGAAGAATATGCAAAAAATAACGCAAATGGCTGGTCTTATGGTATAACGCAACTTATGATTAGTGATGGACATATACAAAGCCACAATTTTATATCAATGTTAGAATTACAGGAGAAATATGACGAAAGACAAAATGATACGAAAAATAATGCAACGAATGAGCAAGAGAGCTGATGATGGAATTAAAAAATATGGCTCTACAATGTTACACAGCAAAAAATCTTTTGTTGCGTGGATTGATGATACGCAAGAAGAATTATGGGACGCTATTGTGTATTTAGAAAAACTAAAAAGTCTTATGGCTATGGAAATAAAAGAATTAGAAAATATAGGAGGAACAGATGATTGATGACGCTAGATTGCATCAAGAAATTATAGATCACGAAGGCGGTATAATTTTAAAACCCTACAAAGACCATTTAGGATATTGGACTATAGGAGCTGGACATTTAGTTAAAGAACATGAAAAGAATGAATTTAGAAATGGTATTACTTATGAAACAGGACTTAAACTTTTTCTAATAGATTACAGTATAGCTAAAAGAGATATGCAAACTTTTTTAAAACCTTGCGGAGATATGCCAGACATAGTTCAAGAAGTATGTTTAGAAATGGCATTTCAAATTGGTTTACCCAAATTACAAAAGTTTGTTAAATTTAAACAAGCCTTAACAGACCAAAACTGGTCAGAAGCAATTTTACAAATGGAGCAAAGCAGATGGTACAATCAGACCCCACACAGGGCGAGAAGCCTAATGGACAAGATGAAAAAGTTGATCTGAGGAAACACAGAAAAAGACTTACTACTCCAGAGGAAAAAGAGTATATTTACCAAATGCGTAAAAAGTATAAGGAAGAGGACTTAAAAGAAAAAATGGCAAGAATAAGTAAACAATTAAAAGGTGAGGATTAAATGTTAGGTAAATTATTTGGTGGAGATACTATAAAAGCAGTTGGTAATGTTATTGATGAACTACACACCAGCGAAGAAGAAAAACAACAATTAAAATTACGATTTGAAGAAATACAAGCAAATTTAAAATCTAAACAAATGGATATTAATTTGGCTGACGCTCAATCTACTGCTGGTGGGTTAAGTGGCTTTATGCAACGATCTTGGCGTCCCCTTATAGGAATGAGTGCGGCTATTGCTATATTCTGGGAATTTGTATTATCAAAATTTATTTTATTTTTTCTTGGCGTATTTCACTATGAAGTGATAAACATACCGCAACTAGATACTGGAGTTTTAATGACTTTAGTCACTTCATTATTAGGGCTCGGAACGCTTCGCACTTTTGAGAAGTCACGAGGATTAACCAAGTAAAAAGGGGGTAGTATGAAACAAAGAATTGAAAAATGGTGGGATTCATTTTTAAGTTTAAAATGGTGGGTTCAAGCTATTATTATTGCAGTTGTTGCAATCGGTATTCATAATTATATTTTGCACTAGGAGATTATTATGCCAAAACATTATGGTGGCGGAATGACCGCAAAACAAAAACGTAAACTTCCAAAAGGTTTACAAAAAGCTATTATGAAAAAAAAGAAAAAGAAAAAATAATGGCAAAGAAAAGAAAAAAGAAAAAAGCTCCCAAAGGGTATCACTATATGCCAGATGGGAGCTTAATGAAAAACTCAGCACATAAAAAGAAAAAGAAATGATTACAACATCTGTATTAATTAAGGAGTTGATTGGCACGAAAAAGCGTAAACCTCTCAAAGCCAATGCAAGAAAAAAAATCAAAAAAAGATATAAAAGTTCAAATTAACGATAAAGAACATTTCCTTCATAAGATAGAATGGGTTGATATTGTTGGTGATAGTACCATTGTCAGTTTAGATGAATTTAAAAGAATGAGAACAGCAACGATTATAACAATCGCCTATGTTCTAAAAAAAGATAAAGAAAACCTCTATACCTTCGCAAGTTACTCCCAAGATGGATTTTACGGAGATAGGAATGTAATCCCTTTAGGTGTAGTTAAATCTGTTACTAAAATCACACCTTAATCTTACTATCTGGGAACAGATCAAAAATACCCTCTAAAACGCTCATATTTGCGTCTACAGAGCCTTTTATGACATAATGGGGTGTATTTAGCACCTTAGACACTTTTTGCCATATAATCTGCTTTTCTGATAATCTACCTTTATCGGTTTTGATCTCTAAATAAACCATTTTACCATCTGGAAATTCTAGCACTAAGTCTGGAACTCCAGATTTCATACCCATACGAACTAGCTTATGAAGATACCAAACCTTATGTTTTCCACCATTAGGAACATGAAAATAGCGGAAAAGGTAGGTTTTTTTCTTTTCGTCTAAATAATCGCAGATTTCTTCTTGTATATCAGATTCTTTCACACACTAGATATAGCATAAAAAAAAGGGCTGGGACGTTTTAATTTAGGAGAAAAAAATGAAAACCAGCCCCCTTACAGGGATTTATACATAATTATAAAAAAAACACAAAATGTTAATAAATGTATTGTAAATGTAAAATAAATGTATTACCAGTTAGATATTAATTAATTATGGAGAAAAAAATGAAAAAATTAGAAATGTATAAAAGCGAAACATTTAAAGACATTGGACTTGATTTGCATAATGGCAAACCTCAATACAATGTAAAAAATGCAGATTACTTTTTTGCAGGTGGTTATATAAATTGTTTTTGGGATTATGACTCTTACCATGCACAGTTATATAGATTTTATTCTGATGATGATTTTGGAGTAGAAGAAAATGGATTTGGTAAAACACCAAGACAAGCTATCAATAACTTATTAGAAAAATTTGATATGAAATTAGAGGTGGCTCAATAATGAGCCGCCATAACTTAGGAGAAAAAAATATGAATTATTTTAGTAAAAGAACTGTGATTGATATTTATGATTGGTCAGAAAATACAATTCACAATGCTTATGTTTATACTTATCAATGTGGAAAAAGAATATTTGAAAAAAAATATGACAATCACAATCAAGCAATAAAAGATTTTCCAAATGCAGAACTATTTTATGACTCTGCTAATAGTGGAAAATTTGAACCAAAATTTTAGGAGAAAAAATATGCACGAAGAACATAAAGAAGAAATAAAAATGTTAAAAGATTCTATCAAACATTATGAGGAGGTTTTAAAAAAACCTCCTTTTAAATGGATATTTGGAGAAGAAGATAGTCATGTAATGGCTAGAAGAATAATTAAAAAAGATAAAAAAGAATTAAACGAATTGGAGAAGTTATATGCCTAGTTGGTTATTTGTTTTAATATTATTTACTAATGCGATACTATTTTTAGTGCCGCATTGGTTATAGGAGAAAAATATGAAATATAAAATAGTTATTGAGTTAGACAGTATTGATAGTTTTATTTGTGATTCAAATACAATGAACGATCTAGAAAAAGTATTAACTAGATATTCATTAAATAGATGGGGAACAAATAGAGGTTTTATTATTCATAATTTTGGTGATGAATATGTTTATAAAATGAATACAAAAAAAATTGAGGAGAAAAAATATGTATAAACTAATTGATTGTGGGACGTACCCATTTTTTATTAAAAAATCTAACAAGTATTATCATTGTGTTGCTTATTTTGATGGGGAACACAAACAATATAAAATACAAAACAGCTATGCTAAAAATCTTAATGAGAGAATTAAGTATAGTTATTTAAAAGATCATCTAGCTATCTTTGATAAAGCTAATGACCAATGGAGTACAACTTTTAAAAAGTTATCTAAGCATTGGAAAAACCTAAATAAAACTTCTTATATGAAAGAGGTTTTACAACAACTAAAAAAACAGGAGAAAAAAAATGATTAGTGATTATCCATTTGGTAAAAATGTTGAAAGCCCAGAATATTATTATACGCAAAATATTGGTAAGCGTAAAAAAGGTATTACAGGCGAAATGAAAAAAAGAGAAATAAAAAAAGTTTATAAAAAGCAACCAAGACTTTCAAAGTTTGTTGTAGTTTATAAACCTAAACTAACTTTTGATAAGGGGGAATAATGAAAAAAGAATATAAACTTTTAATAGAAATATGTAATGCTCTTAAAGCACCATCATATGATGAATATTGGGAACATACTGCAACAGGATATGGATATATAACCCCTAAGTCTGATTTTGTAGACCATATTATAAAAACATTAACTAAAAAAGATAAGAATTTTCCTAAAGAAGAATTTTTAAAAAAAGTTAAATGTAAATATGAAGGTTATGATTTGATTGATATTTTTTACACTAAGAATGTAGAAAAAGAAAATTACAAAAAATTAATAAAACAATCAGAAGATGATTATTATAATTATGAGAATAGATTATGAGTAAATTTAAAATCTATACGCAAGATCCAGTAATTGGTTATGACGCTAGAACTAGAAAACCAGTTAGAGCTTTTAGAAAATATGAAAAGCCTTTTAATTGGTATAAACTTTTTTTCTGGGGAGTAATGATCTTAATGTTTATGGCTCTTGCTTCTTGTTCTACTTATGAACCGCTTGTAGATAGCAGAGGTAAATCTTCTGCTAATTTACAGGGCGATATGAATAGATATCATGATGACTTATCTACTTGTAGAGAAATAGCAGATAATAATACAAACGAATTTATAAATGGCAGTAAGGTCGTTTATAATAAAATGCGGTGGCGTGTTCTTTGGTTATCGCCAGCGTTATATACTAAAACCGATATTATAAATAAATGTATGGAGGGCAGAGGTTATTCTGTTTTAAATGCTACAAAATAATATATAATAACCAAAAGGAGAAATTTCTATGACATACTATATAGAAAAACAACGATTTGATTATTCATTAGATCATATCAGAGACGACATAGCTTCTGCCAAGGTTGGCGAGGGAGTTGTTGAAATTAAGGGAAAAAAATATTCTACTGTTGGTTTGCGAATAGCTAAACTAAGAGAATATTTTGGCACAAATATTTCTACTGAATTTATTGTCCACGAAAATACAGATGATAAAGTTATGGTAGAATGTAGGATCAATTTAACATTAGAAACAGGTCCACAATTTCTAGCAAATGGTTTTGCAGAAAAAAAACGATCACTAAATTTTATTACTAAGACTGCCGCGCTAGAGTTCTGTCAAACAACAGCTCTTGGTCGTGCTTGTGCTGGTCTAGGTATTATTGGCGATCATAATATTGCTTCAGCCGAAGAAATTTATGGTGCTAAAGATGATAGTGATAAAAAAGCAGAGGTAAATATTATATGAAGCAATATATAAAACTATTTAAAAACGAGAATAAACAGGAAGGAGATAGTAAGCCTGCTTATCAAAATAATAATTTTAGAGTTAAAGAAAAAATGATTCTTGACCCAGACAGAGTATATTCTGTTGCATTATGGAAGAATGATGATGGAACTTTAAATCAAAAGATTGAATTAAAAGACGAACAATTTAATCAATCACCAGATATTTAATGGCGAAAAATTATATTAATCTTTTTAAAAAATATTGGGGGTATGGCGATCAGCATACCCCTAATTGTTGGTCTTGTGATAGTCCAGCAAACGATATACACCACATAGAAGGGCGTAAAATGGGGGGAAATAATAAAAAAAATTCTATTGATAACCTCATTCCTTTATGTAGAACCTGTCATACTCGCACGGATTATGATAAAGAATTTAATAATAATTTAAAAACTATTTTGAAAGGTAGGATAAATGATTACGAAAACAATAAAAACATTATTTGGTAATTTAGCACCAGTACATGAACGATATGTAAATAAAGCTAGTTTTCATAAAAAAGATTTACGATTAATTTATGAAGATCAAAATATGATTGTCTCTTATAAACAATTAGATAATCCAGTTAGAACAACAATAGTAACAGATAAGTTTACTGGAGAGCCAGCTAAACTTTATTACTATAATTGGAAACCATTAGATTCAAGACAAGGAGAGTTATTAGTATGAGTAATGTAATTAAATTAAATCCATATATTGAAAAGTTTAAAATAGAAGTAACTTTTGATTCTGGTGTTATGGAAGTAATGGATATCAAATACCCTAGATTATTTAATAAATTAAATGGTTTATCAAAAGCCGATTTGATAGCTGATTTACAGGGTATGTTAGAAGATAAAAAACAAATATCATTAGATCATTACTTTGAAGCAATTAAAAAACAAAATGAAAAAAATTTAAAGAGGAAAAAATGAACAAAAATAAATTAGTAAAAAGATTATTAGAATCAAAAACTAAAAATTCTCGTTATTTAACTTTATCACAAAATGAACACATCATTTATGTTATAAAAAAAGGTTATATTAAATCACTTAATGAATTAGTTAATTACTTA